TATTTAGAAGAAGGTTACTCAAGAAAAGAAGCGAGGAAGTTAGCAACAGAGGAGACAGATGAAATAAAAGCAGGTGACTTTTCTTTTGTGTCTAACATTATGGATGAACAGGAATGTTAATATTTATGTTAGTTTCTATCATACGTGAACAATTTTTTAAGTTATTGATTTTAATATATAAAAAATAATTGTTGACAAATTTTTCAATTAGTCTAAAATGGTTATCTTAGCTTAACCCAGGAGTTAAAGATATAATGAATAGTCACAATATAACCTTATTCCCGCCTTATTTGTGCCACATTCCCAATCTATACTCCCAAGATCAAATTAATTAAATTGGAGTTTATGGATATGACATCACTATCAGTAGAACAAATTCTTGGTCAGTTTTTACGGCCAAAGCCAAAGCGGAAAGCTGATCCATACTATGGCAAGTTTCGTAGACTTATCAAAAAGAATGCAACGACATATTCAATTGACCAGCACGGAGATGTCGTTCCATGGATTTACATCGAACCTTTCGGACGTTTTGAGAAAGGCCTAAACTATCCACATTACAATTGGGGTGAAAGTTTAGATCGATTGGAACAAGCACTCGACGGTTCATGGTTGCCGGATGAAGATGGGTGTCTATGGGAATGAACGACCAAGAAAGCATATTAGTTGAGGCGCATAGACCATGCGATAGCTGTGGTTCATCAGATGCAAGAGCGTTGTACTCTGATGGGCATGAGTATTGTTTTAGTTGTCAAACAAGATTTGAAGGCGAAGGAGATTACCCTATCATGTCTAAACCTATCACCACTAATGTCACCCCATTAAAATCTACTGAAGGAATAATAACTTCAATACCTGATAGAAAGATATCTTCTAACACCTGTAAAAAATACAATGTTAGAATAGTTAAAGATCAAGAAGGTAATATAACAAAACATCGTTATCCTTACTATGATGTTAAAGGCAACCACATTGCTGATAAGGTTCGTATCGTAAAGACAAAAGACTTTCCTACAGAACCAGTAGGAGCATTAGGCAGGGCTGCTTTGTTTGGTCAGAACCTTTTCAGTTCCGGTGGTAAATACGTTACGATTTGTGAAGGCGAGTTGGATGCCTTGTCTGCATTTGAAATGCTTGGAAGCAAATGGCCTGTGTTGTCTATCAAGAATGGTGTTCATTCTGCATTCAAAGATTGCAAGGCTAACTTAGAATATCTTTCAAAGTTTGATAATGTTGTCTTGTGCTTTGATGCAGATGACAAGGGAAGGAAAGCATCACAACAAGTAGCCACACTGTTCGAGCCAAACACTTGCCGCATTGTTAATATGACTGATGGCAAGGACGCATCTGAATACCTACAGGGTGGCAAGCGTGAACAGTTTTCCCAAGCATGGTGGAACGCCAAGGTCTACACCCCTGCCGGTATCCTTAATCTGGCTGACATGGGTGATGGCCTGTACGATGAAGGTGAGTACAAGACTTGTTTGTATCCATTCGAGGGTTTGAACGAGAAGTTGTATGGTATTCGTACAGGTGAGCTAGTAACATTCACGGCTGGTACAGGTACTGGTAAGTCCAGTGTCATGCGTGAACTTATGCATCATGTACTGAACAACACAGAAGAAAACATTGGCGTGATATCTTTGGAAGAGAATGTCAGGTCCACCATCTTCCATCTCATGTCAGTCGAGGCAAACGCTAGGCTGTACATTCGAGAGGTGCGTGATCAATTCAGCATGAGTGACTTACGCACTTGGCAAGAGGCAACGGTAGGCACTCGTAGGTTCTTTGCCTTCGATCACTTTGGAAGTATGAAGACTGATGAGATACTTTCGCGTGTACGTTACATGGTGAAAGCGCTAGACTGTAAGTGGATATTCTTGGATCACCTATCAATCCTGGTGTCTGGTCTGGAAGGTGATGATGAACGTAGGAACATTGATAATCTGATGACCAAACTAAGATCGATTGTCGAAGAGACAAACGTAGCCATGCTTCTTGTCTCTCACCTACGCCGCGCACAAGGCGACAACGGCCATGAGAATGGTAGAGAGGTTAGCTTGTCACACCTTAGAGGTAGCCAGAGCATAGCCCAGCTTAGTGATGCAGTGGTGGCTATGGAGCGTGACCAACAGTCTGATGATCCTAACATAGCCAACACAACAACCATCAGAGTATTGAAGAACAGGTATGCGGGAGATACTGGTGTAGCCTCTCACTTATTCTTTAACAAAGATACGGGAAGGTTGACAGAAGTACACAATCTAGGCGATGATCCAGAAGGAGATAGTTCAGACAAGGAACTTTAGAAATGGAAGTTGTCCTAGACATTGAGACTGATGGCTTAGACGCAACAGAAATATTTTGTATCGTAGCCAAGGAACGTGAGTCAGGTAAGATACATGTCTGGAAAGAGCAACAGTGTTATGAAACATTTCCTCTGTTCGCAAAGCGTGTGTCTAAATTCATCATGCACAATGGTATATCTTTTGATGCTTATGTTCTTAACAACCTTACTTCAGTTGATATTGATATAGATCGTATTGAGGATACTATGATCTTATCCCAGCTATCATCTCCTGTAAGAGATGGCGGTCACTCCCTGGAATCCTGGGGACAAAGGTTAGGCTTCGATAAGATGGACTTCCATGACTTCTCTTGTCTCACTCAAGAGATGGTGGACTATTGTATTCGAGATGTAGAACTTACCGAGAGAGTTTACATTGCGCTTCAGCCAGACATACAAGCTATTCGTAGGCAGTGCATAGACTTGGAGTATGAAGTCAGGAAGTTAGTTTCCCAACAAGAAAGGAATGGCTTCACCTTGGATATGCAGAAGGCTACTTGTCTTGTTGCTAAATTAAAAGATCAATCAGATCAAATCGAAAAAGATGTTACAGATATGTTCCCACCTATACCTGTACTCATTAGAGAAGTTACACCTAAAATAAAAAAGGATGGTAGCTTATCTACGGTTGGGCTAAGACATATAGAAGATATATCCACTGTGGGTGGCGTTCACTCTTCCATTGACTATCAAGAATTTAACCTGTCTTCCAGACAACAGATAGTTAAAAGACTTTTGTCTAGGGGTTGGAAGCCTAAGAAGTTTACAGAGAAAGGTCATCCGATTGTTGATGAGGGTGTACTGAAGGATGTAGATTTACCTGAAGCAAAGAAGATAGCAGAGTTTCTGATGCTTCGTAAAAGGATAGCGCAGATACAATCGTGGATAGATGCTGTTAAAGATGATGGAAAGGTACATGGACAGGTTCTTACGTTACGTGCAATCTCTGGAAGAATGGCGCATCATTCTCCGAATATGGCGCAGGTTCCAGCTAGTTACTCACCGTATGGTAAGGAATGCAGAGAATGCTGGACTGCTGGGGATTCACCTAATCTTGTACTTGTTGGCTGTGATGCTTCTTCTTTGGAACTACGTGCGCTGGCACATTATCTAGATGATAATAAGTTCACCAGTGATGTTGTTGATGGTGACATACATACTGCTAACCAACATGCTGCAGGGTTAGAGACACGCGATCAGGCAAAGACATTTATCTATGCGTTTATTTATGGTGCAGGGGCAGCTAAAATTGGCTCTGTGGTGGGTGGTACGGCACAAGATGGTCAGAGACTAATAGATACATTCTTGTCTAACGTGCCAGCCTTGGCAACGCTCAGAGAAAAAGTAGACGCTGCTTCTAACAGAGGATATCTTATCGGCTTGGATGGTAGGAAACTCATAGTGAGAAACAAACACTCGGCAGTAAATCTTTTAGTACAAGGTGCGGGTGCAGTAATATGTAAGCAGTGGTTAGTTGACATACATAATTTATTATCGTACACACAAATGAAAGCGTGTCTTGTTGCGTCAATACATGATGAATACCAACATGAAGTTAATAAAGATCAGGCTGAAGAATTTGGAGAGCTAACCAAATTGGCTATGAGGAAAACTCAAGAAAGGTTAGGTATCAAATGTCCACTGGACAGCGAATACAAAGTCGGCCACAACTGGTCACAGACGCATTAGTAACTTTAACAACTGCAGAGTTAAGGACCAGTGCGTTCATTGGTAAGTCTCGTAGTCAAAAGAATAGAGGCGCTGGGATATTCGATAGCTCCATTGCAGATACTAACACAATAGATATCATAGGTGCAGAGGCAGAGTTAGCCTTTGCAAAGTTATGTAACTTATACCCGATAGACTTTATGATACTTGATCCTAAATCAAAAGCTAAAGGGACTGACGATGGTGATCTAAATATAGACGGTGTTTGTGTTGATGTTAAAACTACAATCCATGAGAATGGAATGTTAATTTCTAACTCAAGACATATTTCCGGCATAGATTTATTTGCTTTAATAATAAAGAAAGGAGAAGATACGTTTCAATTAAAAGGCTTTATGCTTGCGGCTGAACTTATAGTTAAAGATAGGTTTGGCAGAGCAAACGGCAAACTTAGAAGACCTGCATACGTGGCTACACAAGATGAACTATATTGTTATGAAACCGCTATGCAGAAGTTAAAAAAAATATCTTGACACTATAAAATTATACCTGTATTTTATAGACTCAACTATCAAACTAAGTAGTTAGACTTAGTAAACTGTAAAGGAGAATACACTATGGATACTCATATTATTTCTGGTAAAGCCTACTGGGCAAGTGTTGTTAAACCAAACACAACTTATGACGATACATGGCAAATTGATGTTTGTCTTGATGAAGACAATAAAAATATTGTCGAGAGTCTTGGTCTTACTGTTCAGAACAAGGGCGATGAGAAAGGTGACTTTGTAAAAATTAAGCGCAAAGTTTACAAGAATGATGGTTCTATGCGTCCTGCTCCTATCGTTAAAGATTCTGAAAATAACGATTGGGATGGTAGGTCTATCGGAAATGGTAGCCTAGTTAATGTTAAATTTTCTACTTACGATTGGGAATACAATAAGAAGAAAGGTGTAGCCTCTTATCTTCTTGCTGTTCAAGTGGTTGACCTAATTCCATACGATGAAGGTGGTGCAGAATTTAAATCTGTTAAAGATGGTTTTGTAGTTGGTGGTGGTGAGGCTGCTCAAGAAGCTCCTTTCTAGAGCAGATCACAATAAGGGGTTGCCTCTCTGGGTGAAATGCGGCAACTGAGTTAGTAGTGCGGGTGGGAGACTAACACTTTTAAGGAATAAATATGTCA